CTTGTATGGAACAAAGGTAACATCGAGTTAGAAAATGGATCAAAGATACTGGCTGCTTCTACGTCTGCAAGTGCTGTCCGAGGCATGTCTTTCAACATCCTCTTCTTGGACGAATTTGCATTCGTTCCAAACCATATTGCAGATGCCTTCTTTGCCTCTGTTTATCCTACTATTACTTCCGGTCAAAGTACGAAGGTAATCATCGTATCTACACCACACGGTATGAACCACTTCTACCGTATGTGGCACGATGCGGAGAAAGGTAAGAATGAATATGTCCCTACAGATGTTCATTGGTCAGAAGTACCAGGTAGAGATGATATATGGAGAGAACAAACTATTGCAAACACATCTGAACAACAGTTCAAGATTGAGTTTGAGTGTGAGTTCCTAGGTTCTGTTGATACACTGATTGCACCTAGCAAACTCAAGTCTCTGGTGTATGATAATCCTCTCAAACGTAATGCGGGATTGTATGTGTATGATGCACCAATCAAAGACCACGACTATGTGTGTACGGTTGACGTTGCACGGGGTGTAGGTAATGACTACTCAGCATTTATTATTGCAGACATTACATCGTTCCCTCATAAGATTGTTGCCAAGTATAGGAACAATGAAATCAAACCGATGTTGTTTCCTAATGTAATATGGGAAGTTGTCAAACAATACAACAATGCATTTGTCTTATGTGAGGTCAATGACGTTGGGGACCAGGTTGCATCTATCCTACAGTATGACCTAGAATATCAGAACCTACTGATGTGTTCTATGAGAGGTAGAGCCGGTCAGGTGGTGGGTCAAGGGTTCTCTGGAAATAAGACACAGTTAGGTGTCAAGATGTCAAAGACTGTCAAGAAGGTAGGGTCACTCAACCTCAAGACAATGATTGAGGGTGATAAGGTTACCTTCAATGACTACGAAATTATATCTGAACTAACCACCTTTATTCAGAAGAACAATTCGTTCGAGGCAGAGGAGGGTTGTAATGATGACCTGGCTATGTGTCTGGTTATCTATGCATGGTTGGTTGCCCAAGACTACTTCAAAGAACTGACGGATCAGGATGTTCGTAAGAGATTGTATGAAGAACAGAAGAACCAGATTGAACAAGACATGGCACCATTTGGGTTTATGAATGATGGTATAAATGATGATGTAATTGTAGATACTGAAGGAGATGTTTGGAGTAAAGCAAATCCTTATGATGAGTATGGTTCGAATGCTGGTGGTTGGACACTCTGGAATTACTAATGGATTTTGACGAGCAGATTGAACTAAATCACCTACTACTTACAGATAGAAAATGTAAGAGTTGTGGGGAAGTCAAGAACCTGGTCGATGAATTTTATAGAACAAGAAAGGATAGAGGTGCAGTCCCATCTTCGTATTCGTATGTGTGTAAAGAATGTTTTATAGAATATGTAAGGGAGAAAAAGAAAGATAGGGTCCCAAAGTCACGGTGGGAGTATCCAGACTGGTAATTACGTCACGTTTACGTCTCCAAAAAGGTCAAATTTCTAAATAATAATAGTAAAATTGAGACCATAGGAGAGAGAAAACATGGCTACTCCTCAATTATCTCCAGGAGTATTAGTCAGGGAAGTTGACTTAACTGTTGGTAGAGCTGAGAACGTTCTTGACAACATTGGTGCGATCGCTGGACCATTTCCAGTAGGGCCTGTAAATGAGCCTATCACGATTGAAACCCAGCAACAATTCCTGGATACTTTTGGTCAGCCAATCGGAACTGACAGACAGTATGAATACTGGATGACTGCGAATTCCTTCCTCTCGTATGGTGGTATTCTCAAGGTTGTTAGAGTTTCTGGTACCAACCTGAACAACGCTAATGCCGCAGTAGGTACAGCATCAACAACAGGTGTGTTGATTGAAAACGTAGATGACTACGAACTCAATCATACAACCGATAGCACCTGGTATTGGGCTGGAAGAAGCCCTGGTCAGTGGGGGAATGAACTTAAAGTTTGTACTATTGACAACGCTGCAGACCAAAGAATTTCTGTTGGTACAACTAATCCTGGTGCAGAAAACCTGGTGGTTGGATATGGTGTTTCAGTCTCCAGACTCAGCACACAAATTCCTGTTGCCGGTGCAGTTGAAACCTTCAACGGACAACTTAATGCCATTATCACAGGTGTTACAACTGATGCTATTAATGGTAACAGTTCAATTGACATCAGAATTCTGAGCAGACAGGTTCCTGCGACTAACGATTATCAGAATATTGGATTTACCACTACAGCTTATACTACAGTTGCTGCTGGTGCCACATCACTATTCGTAGATAGCACTGCTGGTATTACTACTGGTAATTACGCTATCGTTCCTGGTAGTGGTACAATTGAGATTGTAGGATTTGGTGCTACAACTCTGGTTCTCAAGGCTGGTATCGCTGTCACCATCTCTACGGTTGGTGCCGCAGTTACTTATCAGAGTATGACTTCTATTGCAGGGACTGAAACGAGTATCAACTATCAACAGTACAACCAGGCTAATGCCTTTGTACAGGCTGATCCTATGACGATCACTCCTGCATCAGGAGTACCATTTAGCAATTCAGTTTCTGCCGGTAATGTAAGTGATTGGTATGATGAACAGACACTCAACCTTGAGTCATCTGTCGTCTATTGGAAAAATATTGCTCCTAAGCCAATTGACAATCAGTATGTAACTGTAAGAGACGGTAGTAACGACGCGATGCATGTTGTCGTTGTTGATGACTCTGGTTCTGTTACTGGTATTCAAGGAAACGTTCTTGAAACTTTCTTGTCTCTATCTAAGGCATCTGATACTGAAGCAGATGGTGACAATCCTACCAAGGTCTTCTATCAGGACTTCATTGCACTGAACTCCAATATGACCTTTACGGGTTATAATCCTTCCCAGAAGGAAGATACCTATCAAGGAACTATTCCAATTGCATCTGGTTTCTCTTCTGGAACTACACCTTACACAGTTGGTGAAGGTCTCTGGGGTCAAAAGGCACAGAATACAAACTTCTCCTCCCTCGGTAATAAAACATACACCCTTGGTGGTGGTGCAGATTATCAAGCTAACGGCGGAATGGGTGCAGAACTTTCAAGTATTGTTACTGGTTACTCAAACTTTGCTAACAAAGATGAGATTGCTATTGATTACTTGATGATGGGTCCTGGTTTAGAAGTTGAAACCCAGTCACAAGCAAAAGCTAATTACATCATCTCAATTGCTCAAGATAGAAAAGATTGTATTGCAACCATCTCTCCTCATAGAGCAGCTATTGTAAATGTGGCAAACTCTCAGACACAGACACAGAACGTTCTTCAGTTCTATGCACCTGTATCGTCTTCATCTTATGCTATCCTAGATACCGGTTACAAGTATACCTTTGATAGATTTAATAACACGTTTAGATATGTTCCTACCAACGGAGACGTTGCTGGTCTTTGTGTCAGAACTTCTATTGAATCTTATCCTTGGTTCTCTCCCGCAGGTACACAAAGAGGTATCCTGAATAACGCTATTAAGATGGCATACAATCCATCTAAGACGCAGAGAGATGTTCTTTACGGATCAAGAATTAACTCTATCATTACTCAGAAGGGTACTGGTATTGTTCTCTATGGTGATAAGACTGCACTGGCTTACGCGTCTGCGTTCGACAGAATTAACGTCAGAAGACTGTTCCTTACAGTGGAACAAGCACTTGAGGGTGCTGCCAACTCACAACTCTTCGAACTTAACGATTCAAGTACAAGAGCGAACTTCGTCAACATTGTTGAGCCTTACCTCCGCGATGTACAAGCGAAGAGAGGATTGTTTGACTTCCTCGTTGTTTGCGACGAGACTAACAACACTCCTGACATCATTGACAACAATGAGTTTAGAGCTGACATCTTCCTTAAGCCAACCAAGTCTATCAACTTCATAACCCTGACATTTGTTGCCACCAGAACTGGTGTTGACTTTCAGGAAGTTGCTGGAAGTGTTTGATTTTATTAAATAACTAAGGAGGATTAACTAATGGCAGTAACAAAAACCCTATCGGAATTTAAGTCGAGACTGGCGGGCGGAGGGGCCCGCCCCAATCTATTTGAAGTCTCAATTCCGGCTTTCCCGTCTTCAATCTCTGAGGCATGGGGAAGTGGAGACCAGGCTCAAAACGGAACTTTCAAGTTCATGTGTAAAGCCGCACAACTTCCTGCTTCTACGATTGCAGCAGTACCTGTACCTTTTAGAGGTAGAAGTCTGAAAGTTGCTGGAGACAGAACATTCGAACCATGGACTATCACCATCATTAATGATGAGGACTTCTCCATGAGAACTGCATTCGAGCAGTGGATGAATGTTATCAGTAAGCTTGATGACGCAACTGGTGTAACTAATCCCACATCTTACATGTGTGATGCTTACGTACAGCAGTTAGGTAGAGGAGCCGAGATGAACTCCACCACTAATGAAGGTGGTCAGTCATCCGTACTTAGAACTTACAAGTTCTATGATATGGTTCCAACGTCTATCGCGGCCATTGATCTGAACTATGATAGCACAGATACTCTGGAAGAATTTGATGTAACCTTTGAATATCAGTACTATACTGTTGGTAACTCACTACAGTCTACTGGTAGTAGTTCTGATCAAGTTCTTATTGAATGATAAATAACTAGATAAGAAGTCTAGTATAACATAATGGCCAGATTATTTGGTTTCTCAATTGAAGATACAGAAAAGACCCCACCTGGTGTAGTCTCTCCGATCCCACCCACTAACAATGACGGATCGGAAGCCTTCGCCAGTAGTGGGTTTTTTGGTAGTTATAATTTAGACATCGAAGGTCTCTATCGTAATGAGACAGACCTAATTCGAAGATATCGAACGATGGCACTATATCCTGAGTGTGATAGTGCTATCGAAGATATTGTTAACGAAGCAATTGTTACAGATACAAATGATTCACCTGTTGCTATTGAGTTGTCTAATCTCAATGCCAGTGACAATATTAAGAAAATTGTTAGAGATGAGTTTAGATATATTCTAGAACTTTTAGATTTTGATAAGAAAGCTCATGAGATCTTTCGTAACTGGTATATCGATGGGAGACTCTATTACAATAAAGTAATTGATCAGAAAAATCCTCATGAAGGTATTCAGGAACTGAGATATATTGATGCGGCGAAGTGTAGATATGTCCGTAAACTAAAGAAAGAAGGTAAGGATAGTATTCAGTCAGCCAGGGATGACTATGGTGCAACACAACTTGCATATAACTTTCCTGAGGTAGAAGAGTTCTTCATGTACACTCCAGACATGGGAACTGCACGTGCTGGTTATGGTGGTAATCC